CTCATATAACCTAAGTCGACCATTATACTTCTTCCGTTGTATGCTGTTGCTAGATCAATACGTAATTGTGTTACAGTATCTGGATTACGTGAAGGTTGTGCTCTACGCCCAAACACGTCACCAAATATGTCTGCAAATGGACTGCCCTGTTCAAATGGACTGCCCCTACTGAATGGATCAGGATTGTCGTAAGCATATTTTTTATCAGGGTCACTTAGTGTTTCGTATGCTTCTTGAATTTGTTTGAACTGTTCTGGGTCACCTCCCTTGTCAGGGTGATGCTTAGATGCAAGTTTGCGATATGCTTTCTTGATCTCTCCGGGTGTGGTAGTGTGATTTACACCTAACAGGTCGTAATAATTCATTGTCAAATTATAGCATTATTATGCTGTAATGTCAACTTAAATCATTAACTAAATCAAATAGTTCTTTGACTGTTTCCAAACCATCTATTAGGTCGTCTTCGATATCTATATCGTATTCTGTTTCTAAAGTCATTATAACTTCAACAATACTTAGACTATCAAAGTTAGGAATCTCATCAAAACGATCTTCCATCTGTAAATCAAAGTCATGCTCTGTCCTGAGCAGACGTAAAAATTCTTCTTGTGTAAGCATAATTTAGTCTTTGGTTTTTGGTAATCCTGGTATCAAGTTTCCGATTGAAAAACTTGATTTCTCTTCTTCAGGTTGTGCAAGTTCAGATGCTTGTTGCTCGTTATCACGTTTTGCATCTTCTACTTGGTCCGCTTGGTTAGTTTCGTTCTTTTCTAACCAATCTTCTTTGCTGTCATTATCAAATCCACCGGTTGCTTCACGGTAATATAAAATAATTTCTTTTTGTTGATTGAGATAACGTTTGATCTCTTGTAAGTTGTAAGCCATGTTCTCATAGCCTTTGACACTGATACCCATCATTACAAACTCACCGCCAATCTTTTTTTCCAACTCTGCTATCTTTTGATCCATGTTGCCACACACCATTATGACTTCACCGTTTTCGTCTTTGAGTTGCTCTCTGAGTATACGTTTACCTGCTTCGTCTCTGACAGCACGAGTACTTGTTGTACCATCTTCCTTGGTATACTTCTCACTCATATACTTCTCAGTGGTGTAATACTTTGGATTCTTGTTCTCGCCTGTTGCAGGTTTGCATGGTGTGTTAGTCATCACATACCACTGTATATCTCTCATAGATATTTCCTGTGGTAGAGGTGGTTGATAAATGTCTAACTTGACTTCTTCTGTGAATACTTTAACTTGACTAGGTTGCTGATATGGTACACTTTGCATACTACTACAAGAGGCTAGGAATAATACTAATCCTCCTATAACTGCAAAATCAAATATACTTTTTATTGCTTTACTTTTTGTCATCTTGTGTCTCTGTCTTCAGTGTAAAATCATCGAATGCTTCTTCGCCATCGGCTTTATCTAATTCTCTGCTGTCTGCTTCAACAGATCTAAATACATCTGCTGTTGCTCTATTTGCTTTTAATTCTATACTGCCTGGTTTTGCTCTTGCTAATTTTGTTAGATCATGGTCAGCAAATATTCTCATGTAACTATCACGCTCTGCATTCAACTCATTGTTTCTATTTTGTAAACCCATCATTGCTTCTGCTTGTTGTTTTGCATTTGCTTCTAGGCTTCTAATGGTTGCTTCGTTAGTTGCGGCCGCTGTTTGCAGTGCAACATTTTCAGTGTTGAGATAATCAACTTGTGATTGTAATTGATTGATACGATTTTCTTTTTCGTTCACAATAAAACTATGAGCGGCATAACCTGCTCCTAGTATTACTATCATGATTGGGAGTGCTTTTATAAATCCTAACATTGTTTTGTTACCAGTACGTTATCTTGGCTTGGATGGAATACCACGATGTAATCATCGATTGGAACGGCTCTCATCTCACCTAACATACTGTTAAACATTCTAAGTGTACTGTCCAATGGCTTGATTGCACTTTCGTTGATTCCAACTTCTGCCATTATGTCTTTTGCAGGACCAAAGTTCACAATTTCTAATTGTGCTACATCTCTCGATCCACGCATGACAATTTTATTGTCGTTAATTCCTGCTTCTAATAAACTGCTGTCTCTTAAAAACTCTAAAATCTTATTTGAATTGTCTTGTTGCTCTGCGGCTTCTTGTGCGGCTACCTGCTCTGCATCAAATTGTTCTTTATCCATATACTTTGCTGGCTCCAGTATCACATACTTTTCAATATCGTCTTCATATAGACTGTGATACTCATCTATTAAATGTGTTTTACCTTGCCATCTCAAAGAACCTGCAACATTTTCTAAGTCTTTGCAAATTTCTCTTATCTTGGAAAGAGCTTCTGGGTTACGATCCATTTCCACAAACACCATATAGTAACCATCTGGGTTTGGGTTTGGAGATACTTCTACGTCTCTGACATCTGCTGTGGAGTTTGAAATGTACTTGTATACATCATTGCCTACTTCACTTTCAGATACATAAAACCCAGCAGTGATGACATCTTCTACATCACCTGTCTTAGGCACAAACTCATCAATACTAACCTTGCTGAGCATTGTGTCTTTTAATTCACCCTGCTTGATTCCCATTATATAGTTCCTTGTTGCATACCCATGTTCATATCCATATTTGGATCGGTCTGCATCATATCTTGTTCTTGCTGTTGTTGTACTTCAGCATCTAGACTATCTAAGTCAACAAAGTTATCATTATCTATTTCTATACGCTCTGAACTAAATTCGTCTACGAATCTACGTGGCATTTTGATTTCAACTACCCACACAGGTTCAGATTTTGATCTTGCTTTTTTCTTGATAGACCCATCCGGTCTAGCCTCTGTTGTGATATCGTCCCAACTTTTGACTTTGATTGGACGTATAAGAGTGTCCTTTGAAAACTTTACCAAACAATCCTTAGCAAATAATCTTTTTGCTCCATATGGATCAGGCATTTCTTCATTGAGGAACATTAGTTTTACTGTTACAAAATGTCTATCAACAATGGGACCTTCTAGTATCTCGCCTTGGTTCCAATTTTTATATGCATATAGATCAACATCATCTAATACTTTTTCAAATTCTAGAAGCATATCCAGTAGAGTATTAGTCTCTGAAATCTTTTTGATTTGATCGTTTAGTATTTTCAATGCTATAGTCATAACAATAACTCCTGTTACAACTATTTATCAATCTAGAGCGACATCCAGTAAGTCTTACGATCCGTAGTTTTTGATAACAGTTTATCGTAGAACGCAATAGCCTCTGTTTTAAGACGTGCTATCCACTCTTCTTTGGTCATTGTTGACTTAGGATTCTGCAAAAACTCTTTCATATTTTTGATTTGCAGTTGCCCTTTACCTAGATTTTGTATGCTGAGATGGTCCCAATTGAGTTCATACACATTCAAACTAAAGTTTTTCACAATGGTTTTGTCATCGCTGTTGTATATAATAAAGTTATACATCAACGGTTTATCCAAATGTATTAGTCTGTCTATGCTGATAAGATTAGGCATTTTGAAGTCTAATGCTTCGTCACTGCTCTTGTGATCCACATAAGTATCACCTATTGTGATGTCTTCAATGCTACGTCTACTGCGTGGGTCTTGTACATCAGGAAAGTTCTGCTTGATAATAAGGTTGCAACGTTCTTCTATTTTGTCGGCAATACCTCTTTGCTGTAGGTTTTTGCTCTCAGGATATACAAGACGTTCTTTTAATATTTGATCTAGGTTAACTATCATCAGAATACATCAAATCCTATAAGCCACAGCACTAAACAAATAGCAGTCCACCATCCTAGTACACAAAGGAAAAAGTAAAATGAATATGTTATGCCTCTGTAGCCATTGCTATCAAAGCCAAACATGCCTCTAATTAATAACCAGCCAGCCTTTACTATAAAGAATGTGGTTATTGCTATTAGAATTACGTTTATCAAACTCATTTGTTTTCTCCTTTTACTGTATTATTATAACAGATTTGAAATAAAAGTCAAGAAAAAAGGCCCGGAGGCCTTTTCCCTAGTTGTACAAGTTTAGAACCTGTAACTGTAACCAACGTAGAAGTTGTCAAGATCTTGTATTTTATCTGCAAAATCTTCATCATTACTGTCATGGTCAATGTAGCCCATTTCTAGTTCACCACCAAGTAGGTCGAAACCTTTTGATAATTTCCAGAATGAACCAGCATCGTCCCAATCACCGTATGCTACGTCTAGGTACTTTAATGCACTAGAGCTTACTTCCCAGTAATCACTTGCATCATCGAGGCCTACATGGTAACGAACTGCGAACCAGTCAAAGTCTGCTTTAACGCCTACTTCTTCCCAGCCTTCTGAACCGTCCATGCTAAAGTTGTGATCTTGATACATAACGTTTATATCAACGCCACCTAATTCAAGGCCGTATCCAATACCATAACTATGCATGTACTCACTGTCATCCATAGACATAAACTTAGCACCTGCCCAAATACCGCTGTCGTGATCTAAATAACCACCTGCAGAGTATCCAAAACCGTCACTCATGTTTATACCTCTGAAATAATTGTCAGACGCAACTCCAACTTTACCACCTAATTCAACTGCATTTGCACTGAAAGAAAAACCCAATAGTGCCACTGCAAAGATATGAAATACTTTCATATTTTCTCCTTTTTGTTATTATAGTTGTAGGGGGTGATGCGGGTCACCCCAACCCCGTTTCTCTACTTGGCTTTTACTCCTAGTAGGTGAAGCACAATGATTGCTACGATTAGTCCAACTAATCCGCTTTCACCGAGTCCTGAAACTAGTGCTGTGATGTTTCCAATAACATCGCCGATAAAGAATTGATTTCCAAACAATAAGCCTGAAAGTATTCCTAAACCTAGTAGCCCAATAAAAATTGAACTTAGGCCGCCGACAAAGTCATTGACTATTTTCATAATACTATCCATATGTTACTCCTATATAGATAAAAAAGGTTAGTAAATACTAACCACTTTTATTTAGTATAAGTTGTTAAGAAATATTCTTATTTTGGCCACTTAACATGGGGGTTAACCTATAAACAACTGTGTTTTTGTGTAATTTCTCCGGCTAAATAATATTGTATGATGATAATCAACCATCTAAAAAGTTGGAAGACACAAAAAGTTACCACGAGTACAGGGGAAACCTTCTACTCGTTTTTTTGTGACAAAAAAATGGGAGTACCCGAATGTCTAGAAAAGCAAGAAAGCAGAAATGCAACAAGTATCGAAAACAACAACATGGAGAATCATATTTGAGAGTAATACAAGGAGGCGTCCAACGCAACAGACAGAGTACAGTAAACATTGTACCCAGAAATTTTAACCAAGACAAACTATTAGGTCTATTAGAAAATCCAAATGTAAACATAGTGTTTGCAATCGGTCCAGCAGGAACGGGCAAAACACTCATATCAACACTAGCAGGCATCAAAGAACTCAAAGGAGGTGACATCGATAAGTTCGTAGTTACACGACCTGCAGTCAGTGTGGACGAGCAACATGGATTTTTACCAGGCACATTACAAGAAAAGATGGCGCCATGGACAAGACCAGTGTTTGATTTATTTGAGGAGTATTATACTCCAGACCAAATTGAATATATGATCGGAGATAACAAGGTTGAAATTTCTCCCCTTGCTTACATGAGAGGAAGAACATTCAAGAATTCATATATCATTGCTGACGAAATGCAGAATGCTACCGACAGTCAAATGAAAATGCTACTAACCAGAATAGGTGAAGGCAGTAAGTTAGTTGTAACAGGCGACTTAGCTCAGCACGATAGAGGTTATGAATCCAATGGCTTGAAACTGTTTATAGAAAGATTGCAAAGAATTGCATCTGACAGAATAAAGGTTGTTGAGTTTGCAAATACAGATATCGAAAGACATCCTGTAGTTGACGAAGTGCTAGGAATTTATAACCAAGTTATATAATTAACCTTACGTGATATGTATCGGCGTATATGATTATGCGCCGATTCACCGTGTCCAGTTGTACGTGAACTAGCCCATTCCCATGGGTCTAAAGGTTTACACTTTTTCTTGCCCAAAATACTTGCGGCTCTCAATGCCGCTACATCAGCAGTTCTCTTGTCTGTGGTTGCTGAAGTCCAAAACACATCATGTCCACTTGTTTGTTGTGTGAGACGTATTCCAAATTTTTCAGGGTTCTTGCTCATTTCGCTGTAGTTGTGTTCATTGCCTGGTATTCTATATAAGCCTAAACTGTTAGGTATGATGCTTTTGAGTAATTTATTATCAGCAATATGACTCATTGTGTCTATGGCTTCTTCAAGAGGTTCACCGGGTATACCCATTATGTATCCAGCACAGGTGTGCCAATGTGGGAAAGTATCTCTGATAAAACGCATAAAGTCATATGCTTTTTCTTTTCTAATACCTTTGCGAATCATTTTACTTGCTTCGCGGTTTAGTGTTTCAATACCAAAGTAATGACCATGGAAGCCACATTCATCAAGTAGTTCTGCTTGGTAAGGTTTTGCCATCATGATATCAAATCTATTGTATCCTACTATGGTAGGAACATAATCTAACATGCCTGTGGCAGTGTGCAATGTTTGTATCTTGTTGTCGTCCTCGTTAAAGGTATCGTCTACACAACTGAATGTGTCTATACCATAACGTACATTTGCTATTCTAAAAAATCTTTCTAATTTTGCTACACTGGCATCGTTTACTTTTTTAGCATTTCTAAATTCAAAATTGCAAAAAGTACAATTAAACTTGCATCCTAGTCTTGTTTCAAAATTGATAATGTCATTTTTATCCAAACAGAAATCATTGTGTAGTTCTGGTACAATAGGATCTTCGATTACTTCATTGCTTGGATTGTGAAATTTTTGAACACCATTAACAGTTTCTACAGTGTTAGGCAAAGGCTCACTGCCCTCTAACCATCTTTCAAATAAATGTAAACTTCTACCTTGGAATACTGCATCTGGAATAACACTGTCTAAACTGTAATCTATTAGATTAATAGGTCCGCCAATGATTAATTTTATGTTGTATTCTTTTTTCACATGTTTGATAAATGCTGTCACTGTATTATCACCGCTTAACATATAATTGTTAAACAGTGTGCTACACACAATAACAGGATTTCTAACACCAAAACGTGTTACCCATTTTTCGAACATTTCAATTAGGGTAACAGGATGCCAGAAGTCTGTGTAATTAATTACAGTGCTGGGTATGTTGCGTTTGTGAAATACTTCGTGTAATGCAAAAGGTGCAAGTGGACGTATTGTGTGGGCTCTGTATTCGTCTCTGACGTTAGTATTAGTACACTCTAATATAAATGCACCATCTATGTTTGATCTCATTACATTAATTTGCGTAGTTGGTAATCGAACGGTTCAACTGTTTTAATCTCAAACGGTTTGTTAAATATGTCTTTACCAACTATATGAGTAGATGTTTTCTTTGAGACGTCCTTTAACATGAATGTTTTGCAACTGCGTCTGATAGTTTTTAATCCGTCTTGATGTTCAATAGTTTCAGAATGAAACCAAACAATTAATTCGTATTCTTCTTTGAATAGACTAAGCCACCATTGCCATAGTCGTTTGTACCAAGGTAATTTCTTGATTACGACTTCTTTATCTTCAACTATGGTTTGTTTATTATCAGCCATGTATTCTCCTGTGTAACACTATTTATCGACTACATACTGTTTAAGTGTAGTTCTATAAGTGTTGCACTGAGATTAATTTCTGGGTCAGCACATGATACGCTCTTAACCATACCATCTCTGATAATAACAACTGCTTGGTCTTGTTGCTGTTCTGTTGTTCCCCACAGTTCCAGGTTCCTGTACATGAACTTGTACACGTCATCATACTCTTCTGGTCTTGCTTGACTAACAATCAGTTCACGTGCCTGCTTGTATTGCCCTGCTTTGAACATTTCAACAACTTTCAACATCCAATCACTAGCACTTTGATCACCTTCTTGTGGCTTTTGTAGTGAATTGTCTACTACATTTTGTTGTACTAGATTAATGCTTTTACGCAAGTCTGGATAACTTGCTTGTACATAAGTATCTAGTGTGTCTAAGTCTACTTCAACGTTTTCATCTATACAAATTTTTGCAATTCTTGCAGTGAACTCATTGATGTCTAACTTCTCAATGTGAAAGCCTTGGCATCTACTGTGTAGTGCAGGAATAATACGTTGTGGATAATTACATGTTAGAATGAATCTACAACTTGTATGATACATCTCCATTACACCACGTAATGCCGCTTGTCCATTTGGCGTGATATAATCAGCCTCATCTAGTAACACATATTTCAAATCACCAAAAGGCATAGTGCTACTAAAGTTTGTAATCTTGTTTCTAATTGTGTCTACATTGTTTTCATTACTAGCATTAATCTCTAATACATCCATGTCTGCTACGTCTAGTTCACGCAACAATACTTTTGCTAATGTAGTCTTACCAGTGCCAGGTGCACCGCTAAACAGCAAGTGAGGCAATGCGCCATCATTTACCCAACCAGCAACTTGCCTACGTTGGTTATCATCACGGAATACATACGTATCAATTGTGCTTGGTCGATATTTTTCAGTCCAAAGTTCTTTCATTATAAATCCAGTTTGTTTTATCTCTTAGTGTCATATAGTTATGCTCTGCGATAGGTCGAACGTTACTTAAAAAGGTTTTAAGTTGTTGGTTATCTAGTTCGCATAGTATTTTAATCTGCTCTAATATTTTAACATATCTTGTTAAATCGTCAACCTCTAAATCATAACTTTCATCAATGTAAGGATGAAACGTTTTGTATCCTAACTCACGTAATTTTGCCAATGCACCTGGCACACCACATAAAACAAAAGGGTGTCCATATTGCATGGCCTTAAATGTTTTCTCAGTAAAGAACATTGGATCACCATTGCATGTAAATGTTTCGTTGATCACAGTAAAGAAGGATTGATTTATCATAGGCAGTAAACTAAAATGGCATGGGCCATCTAATACATCAGATACATTACATTCTTTAAGCCATCTATTGGACATAATGTTTGATGCAGTGTCTTTGCCTTTCATGTTCCTGTCAACAACCAAGTTATCTAAAAATCTTCCGTCATTGGGTATAATAACTGACTCGCTTGAATTTTGTACAAAGTCTATTACTGCTTTTATACCATCTCGCCAATTGTATAATTTTGTTGGTTTCCATGTTGCAGGTAATAAACTCACAAAGCCTTTGTCTAAAAGATTTCTATACTTCAGCCCAAGTATCATGAACAACCTAGTCACATTTCTTCTACCATTAAGTGATATAAACTTTTTGTTTACTGCTTCGTTGTGGCACATTTCCTCTAACACAAAGTTTTCTTGATGATAGGTGTGCATGTATTCAAACCACATAAACCTATGCACAGAGACGTTCTCTGTGCTTCTAAGACCTAGATTATTGGTTATTAATGTAACGTTTTTGAGATTCCAATCTTCTATAGCAAACATTATATCTTCGAATGCTTCTGAATATTGTATTACAGCAATGTCTTTGTTGTGAAAATTTAACTCTTGCCAATTGCAACTGGTTAGATCTTTTCCGCCGTAGCAGAGTATACAAAATTTATCTTTAACTAGATGTTTTATTGGTCCCCACCATGGTGGTTCTATATCTAAGTGATAGATAGAGCCAGCATGTGTTCTAATTATCTGCGTCATTTCTGTACACTTTGTCATTTAATTTTACAGCAGTTTTTAACACTCCTAAATCTGCTTGTAGTTTATTAGCATAGTGTAACAGTGCTTTGGTGTCCTTAGGGAAACAATGTCCACCAAAACCAAACGAACCATCTGGACCAGGTACTTGCATGTGTGTTTTACCCATGCGTGGATCTGTTTGTAATATTTCTGTGAATTGCTCCCAAGTAGAATTAGAACCACTTTGTGTAAACAAGTTGTGCAAGTCATTCATAAAAATGACTTTGGTTGCAAGCCAACTGTTTATAGTGTACTTGATTAAACTTGCTGTGATGAGATCTACTTTGAATGTAGGCACAGTTTTTACTTTGCTGTGTCTTGCGTATGCTTTTTCTACTTTGTCGCAGAATTTCCAACTGCCACCTAACACTTGCATGTTTGGATTTATAAAGTCTTGATGTGCATTTGCTTCTGTGAGAAACTCTGGATTGTACACCAAGTTTATTGCAAAATCCTTTTTCATTTTTGTTAGATGTTTAGGTGTGATTGTGCTTTTGATTACCACAATGCCTTTGTACTTTCTGTCAGCAAGATCGCTTAGTGTTTGTCTTGCTATAGATACATCAACATCACCTGATTCTGTTTCTGGTGTAGGTACACAAACAAAAAGAAGTGGTGGATCATATTTGACAAGGTCATCAATTGTGTTGTCGTTATATAGTGGATCCACCACAAACTGGTCTACAGTATCAGTATCAAATCCTTCAATTACTGAACCGCCTACAAAGCCGGCACCAATGATGCCTAGTTTCAACTTCATTTATAATAAGCCTGCCACTACCTTGATTGCGTCAATTGCTTTTACTACTTTGTTTTTGAGATCTTCTGTTGCTAAGTCATCTTGAATCTTGGCAATGTCAATGACATCTTCTACAAGTTCTTTGTATTCGCTTTCTGAGATGCCGCCGCTTTCCCATAGATTCTTAAGTTCTCTGACTTCTTTTTCTTTGCTGGTTTGCCATTGTTCTACATTCATTTTCTGTCTCCAAATGTTGCCAAGGCTTGTTCTGATATGTTAGCAATACCCTGTCTTTTTATTTTACAATAGCCTTCGCTAGGATTTTTTCTGTCGTATAGTTCCTGTGTTAAGTCTTGTATTGCTGTGTAAATGTTTTTGATGTTGTCGTTTAATCTGTGTTCGCTGTATACTGTTAAAATTTTAGCATTGTGGTTCATCATGCCAATGTCTGCTCGTCCGCACCAGTTAACACCATCTAATGGCTCTTCTGCTATCACATGCAGTTCTGCTAATTTACCAAACTCTACATTATCAAAGTCACTAGGAATATACTTTGCTACGTTTGCACATCCTGTGACAAATAATATTGATAGTAATACTGCTAATCTAGTATTCATTTATCCCCCTCCTAATTTTTTGAAGGCTTTTTCATCCTTCCTTTCCTGTAACCATTCTTCCTCGCCGAAATATGAAGGACCATTTTCTATTGCTTCTTTTGCTTGAAAGTAAACTTCATATATTTTTTGTTTACAACCCCAACCATTGAAGCCATCTATGTTAGGGTCATGCATTACACCTTCCCATTGCCACAGTTGCTCTCTGATTGCTTTGTTGCCTGTTTTTTCTATGTACGGCATTATTGATTTCTTCCTGATTCGTAACCCATTCCAGCCATTATCATTACTATTGAAACTATTAACCACCATGGATTTAGACTGCCAAATATAATTCCTGCTAGAATTACATTTCCTGTCAACCCTGCTGTGGTTAAGCCTACTCTGTTTTGTATGTTAGGTAACTTCATTAATCTCTCTGTTTGCGATATACATCACCAAATACGTCAGCAACACTGACTCCATCTGGTTTTTCGTCTGCAACTGCTAAACAACCTTTAGGATCTACTTTCCATACATCTGCTTTGTTGTCATCAGTTTCAAACCTATCGTCGGACAGTTTCATTGCTTCAGTCCATCTACCATATTCTACATATACCCATTGCCCTGGTGTTAACCAATCAATGTCTGGGCCTACTTCAAATACCTTAAACCAACGTGAATATATACCTTCTTCTTTACCGCTGGTGTTTTGAATAATAATACCGCTTTGAGTAACTTGCTCTCCGAAGTCACCATCTACACAAAGTATATTATCGTTAATTGCTCTAATTTTCATTTTTTATCCGGTTCAATGCTATTTGTGATTTGAGAACATCTTTGAGGTCCTCATCATTCTCAAATATATCTATGACAGCAAATACCTTTTCCAAACTTTTTTCGGTCAACTCGTATTTGCCTATCTTTACAGGTAAGTCCTCAAACAAATTACCTGTGTTGATTGTGAGATCATCGTAACCACTTATTGTGGAATAGTCGCTGTCAGTGGTCACAGTAATAGAATCACTATTCCAGTCACTGTCACACATTGTATATGTGCTAGTAGGAGTTGAAATAGTTACTGTACTGTTGAAATCTAAATCTAGTTGTTTGCTCAAGGTGCGTCTTCCTCTCGGTAATAAGGAACCATTTCAATATCGCCATTGGGTAATTCTACTTCCTTAAAACCTAGAGGTTGTACTTCATCAAAGTTTTCACCTTCGGGTGGAGTGGGATCATCAAATGATTCTGTGTCATGTTCTTGTCTGTTGTCAAACCCGGCACTAGCATCATCTAATACTTCTTTAACTGTTTCTGTAACTGATGGTTCAGCGGAGGTTCGTACATTTTCAGATGCTGTCTTTGCAGTCTTAACATCATTCATTGCAGGGTCAGTGTCAGGTGTTAACGTTCTAGTTTCACCTTTGAGACTGACTTGATCATTACTAACAGTTTCTGTTTTTGCATAGGTTCTACGAACTCTTGCTTCAGCAGGTTCTACCACTTCATTACGTGGACCAAGCCTATCGCCTTTGGCATTTACACCCATGTTTCCTAGTGCAGGACTACTTGGATTCTGTTTTGCCATAAGTGCATCAAAATCAATTGGAGCACCTCTGTTAGTTTTTCTTGTTACCATTATTTCAAAAACTCTCTTATATCTAAGTTATACTTTATACTGTCTACTTTATGTATGCCCAATAGGAACAGTACATAACTTGCAACACTACTACCTCTTCCAACACCCCAAATGAGGTTGTTTTTCCGCATTGTGTCTATAATATATATCAAAAGTTGTAGAACAGGATATAGGTTCCTGGCATTAAATTCGGCTAATTCCATTTCTACTCTGGCTTCGACAGCCTCGGCTGAATCTCCGCTTGTAGGAATTAGTCCTCTTACATATTCCTCAACATCTAAGTCTTTGTAGTATTGTGGTATATTAAATTCTTTGCTCCAATTACCTTCGCTAGTAATTGGCATGATGTTTAGTTCTTCACAAACACTGTTATATCTTTTTACAACATCTTCTAAAAAAGGAACATCTTGTATAGATTTATTTCTATACAACATTTCAATACCGACTTGTTCTTCATTTAGAATTTGCATACTGTATTATACCTTATAAATGCTTTTTTGTCAAATGTTTTTTTCAGGTTTCTTTTTACCAAAGTCAACTTTAATTAGTTCTCCAGGAGGGGAGTTGTCAAGTTTTTGCCAAGACTCTAAAATTTCTATTTCTATTTCTTTGAATGTTTCTGTGTTACACTTTTCTACTTCATCAAATTTTGATTGCCATTCTTCTAATTCTTCATGTGAGGTTGCTAACTTATCAGACGTACTAATATCATTTCTAAACCACCAAGGTATCTGCCAGTAGCTCATGTCTGTTACCCATTCGTTGATAGCAGGTAATTCCATGTAAGCATCTTCGTTGTTGTGTGAATACTCATACATCATGTTTTCGTTTATGTCTTCTAACTTGACAGTTTCAATTACTGTGTTTGGACCTGTGATAGTGTTTAACTTGCTGTGTAGCATTGCACATATAGTTTGTTCTGATGTATCAGGTAATGCCACAAAGTTGTTTTCTATGCCTTTGAATATTACATCAACATCTAGTTGATTGTCCTTCATAACGTACATTATGCTTTTGTTTAACACACCTTCTATGAATGTAAGTGCTTTTGCAAAACTCACGTTCTGTTGTTTTTGTGCATTCAATACACTTTCTTCACTGATGTCTGACACGCCTGTGTACATACTGAATGAAAAATTGTATTCAATTATTTCAAATCCTTTTTGTATATCATCAAGTAATATAAACTTTAATGGTGTTGTTTTTTGTAGTGTAAATTTATTGTCCATCCGGCCCATCCTTACCTAAGTATGATCTTACAATCTCAATCATTAATTCATCTTTGCTGTATTCTTCTGGTATGTAATCAACACTTTCCATCTCACCAATGTCAATTACTTTGTCCTCTACTTTGACTCTTGCTTTGAAAAGGGAATCTTGATATGCTTGTTGTGCCATTTCCAACATGCCTTGTAGTTGTCCTACAACAGGAGATGTTGGAGATGTTGCTAATAAACGTTTTGTTACTTTGTCAATTTCAGTAACAAGTTTATCTTCTGATAACTTATTAACATAATCATAATAATCAAACATCTTTCAAATAATCCTTTGCAATACTTAACTTACTTATCGCCGCTAAGTCGGGTGTCCTGAAGCGAATCTGGCCGCTTTTTAATTGAAAATCCCAAAAATCTTGCAATCCGTAGTCAATAAGTACCTTACGTAACTCTCTATCTGATTTACCTCTGATTAGCATATATCTGTTTGGACGCCATTCAAGCCAGCATTCTGCAAAGTATGCAGTGCGTTCTGTTAGTGTTGGATTAAGTTTACCAAATGCTTCAAACATTTTCTCATCTGAGAACATATTGGCATACGTATTACTACGTGGAAGAGTATCTATTTCAAATCCGTTCATAGTGTGATAATATGTTGTGTTCTAGTATGTGTATGGTCTGCTTTCTCTGTCTGAATATCACATCTAATCCGGGTAATGCTTGGACTACTTTGTTTTCTATGCTATATGATTCTTCGTTGCCAAATGCTAGGCAGTTGTAGGAATTGATTTTGTAATTCAATGCACCAAAATTATCTACTGTTGCATTGTACTCTTTTAAGTCTAAGTTATTAACAAGTAGACTTGCTGTAGATGCAAACACATCGTTAGTGTCTACTATCATTGCAGGAACATTATTGTTTCTACTTGTCCTGTCTATCAGTATGCTGAATCTATTGTTGTTGCTCACCAATGTGTTATAGGTTTCTCCTTGCTTGGTAAATTTGAATCCTATATCTTGGTAATGGTCCATCACTGATCTGTGATGTTGATTGTACACTATGCCTGATATGTGTTGAAACTCAGGCTTGGAATATGCAGGTAAGTCGTATACTTTGTGTCTTTGCAGTATGTTTCGTATCTTGGCATATTCATCTTCATCAACAAAAAGACTTCTAAAAGGTGTTCCATTATCGAGAATGTACATTGCTAAGTCATCATCATACTTAACAGGCAAGTGTTCTATTGATGACAGTGGGGTAACAAATCCTATCCCTGATATGCCATCTTTTTCTGCATCGTCATTTCTGTTTAATAAAATAATTGAATTACGTTGGGTCCACAGTTGAGCATTGTTTGTTTCACTTGATGTACGCATACGAAAACCCAAGGCGGCAAACTGCTCACCTATGCTCTCATCTGAATACCTACTTGGATTATATGTGTATTCTAAAAATGCGTACTCTGTTGTCATATGCTAAATGTTACTGATTCCCCGCAACCACATGCACTGTCTGCTAATGGTGCTTTGATTTCTATGTGTTGTCCAGCAATGCCTGTGACCAATTCTATGGTACTGCCTGCTAGATACTGTTTACTTAACGTGTCTAAATAAAATGTCCAACCGTTGTATTCTTTGCTGTAGTCTGTTAAGTTGATGTCTGATATATCGCTGATCAATTTCCAGTCGTACATAAAACCTGCACAACCTCCGCCAGTCAAACTTAACTTAATGCCAATAGCATCAGCACCTTCTGTTTGAGCAAGAAAGTGTTGTTGGGCACTTTCTGTTAGGGTTACTAGATCCTGGTTTGGATCAAATGTTTTAATCTCCATACTACTATTTAACACAATTAAAGCATTGTTTATATAGTATGTGAATTAAATTCGCTTGGTAATGATTTCGTCTACAAGGCCAAAGTCTAATGCTTCTTGGGCAGTCATAAAGTTATCACGATCCATTGCTGATTCAAACTCTTCGTATGTTTTACCAGCAGTGTTGTGCTTAACGTATGCTTCTGTGAGTTCACGTTTGATACGCACAATCTCTTTAGCACGTATTTCAATATCACTTGCTTGTCCTTGAGCACCACCTAATGGTTGATGAATCATGTGCCTTGCTCCTGGTAACATAAAACGTTTACCTGGTGCACCTGCGTTAGCAAGGAATGAACCCATGCTGGCCGCTTGTCCCATTACAATAGTCGATACTTCTGGCTTGATGTATTGCATTGTGTCATACATTGCCATACCTGCTGTTACAACACCCCCAGGTGAATTGATATAGAAGTTGATGTCTGTGTCTGGATCATCTGCTTCTAGGAATAGTAACTGAGCACAAATGCTATTACTTACTGCATCATTGACTTCTCCGTTGAGAAATACAATTCTTTCTTTTAGCAGTCTGCTGTAGATATCGTAACTACGCTCTCCTGCACTTGTTTTTTCAATTACGTATGGGACAAAATTCATTTTTATTACCTGTTTGTTAAAAGTTAATTGTATAACAATTTGTTAAGTATGTCAATCACTAAGTGCAATACTGTATATTTTATTGATGAATTTTTGAAATGATCGTTTTCTTTCAAACAATAAAAATCTTGTTATATTGTCAAAATCTCTAAATTTAACTTGTAAAATCTCTTGTTTAGTTTTGTTACCGTAAACGTCTGTGAGTATTTTACCAATGCCATTAACAAACTTACTGTCGGAAAGAAAAGTAAAACTAAATGTACCATCAGCATTCTTAGCACCTGTAATCCATACAGGTGAACTACAACCTGCTACATAGTCTTCTTCATTTCTTGCTGTAACTTTAGTAAGTACTCCATCTGATATGGAGTTTAACCAAGCGACATAATCGTTTGGATTATCAATTGGCAATGCTTGAGCATTGTATTCTTCTAATGATGACATACTGATATTTATATCCTGAGTTAGGTTGTGGCCCACGGAAGTGAACCACGAGTGTTTTTTGTTACATAATTGGTTGCATAGCCACCCACATCATCCATGCCGTAGTTAGACTCAAAAAACCCATTGCAATATCATCGCAAAAGTGTCCGTCGTTGCAGACGCGGTCTTTGAACTCGTTCCAGGTATCGGTGATTGAGTGAGCAACCTTTGTCAAGGTTGTCATGTTATTCTCCAGTCCTAAATTAAATTTAGCAACTTCGTTCACTGCCTCTTACGAGCACAGCTCAGTGTAAAAAAAGTTCCTTAACTTTTGTAGACCCTCATACACATACATAGTGTAGGCATAATAGCCCGAGGCATCAACATTTACATTGTTGTGGAAGGGAAGTGCCCTACCTTCCAACATCTATTTATCAATAGTTAAAACATCAGTTAAGTTTTCTGGTTATTTTTGAACCATTCTGACTTTTGAGTGAAATATTGTTTGCGAATCTTTTTTGCAACACTCAGAGATCGCTTTTTAATTTGTTGTGTGTATGCCACCATGTCAGGAACATTACTCACAACACCATGCGCCATAAAGTTCAAGTATTCAAATGAACTCAACCCTGTTGGAAAATTAACAGACCTCAAGTAAGCATCTGCCTTGTCTCTGATTGTGAGTGCAGATTTAGAATCAGTCCATTCGTTCTTCCAATGCATTAATTTTTTACTGACTCTGAAATCTTCTTCTTCAGTGATTGTGTAACCATACTTTTCAGGGTTAGCACTCATATCGCTTACATAGTTATCGTCATATACATCACTGTTGGGTTTGCCAAGTTCCAGTACACTGATATACAATGCATCTAATAATTTTTCGTCCGCTATACGTTTTATATTGTTGAGAAAACTTTGTTCACTTTCTCCTCTAAGACCTAAAATTATTCCACTGCTTATTAGTGTTTCAGGAGATAATTGTTTTAGTTTTTTGAGAATGTCAACTGTCTTGTGTATGTTACCACTTTTGTTTGCCAACTTTGCACTGCTACTTTCTAAAGTTTCAATACCAAAACTAACACCTGATATTTTTAATTGTTCCCAAAGCTCTTGTTGTTCTTGCATACCAAACAGTTCAACCCTAAAAAACCCGGCCAACTTTGGATCAAAGTCTAAATTGTTTTTTACTTCTAACAGTGTTCTAAGTTTTTGGGTATCATCATTACAGGTGTCATCAGCAAGATAAAAATGTTCTGAACCGTACTTGTTATTCATGTGTTCCATGAATTGAGTTATATATTCAGATTGTTGCAGTAATGGATTTTTTGTATTACGCAAATCAAAACTGCAAAAACTACAATTAAATTTACAACCTAAACCTAATTCAAATCCCACAATGTCCTTGCTAGTGATAAAGTCACAGTCTCTGAAGTAACCAATCACAGGCTTCTCAATGTTGACATCTACGTTGCGATTTATAAACACATTAGGATAAGGTGTAGCAAACCTGCTCATGTCCTCATCATCTAACCATGCTTCAAATATCTCCATACTGCGACCAACAAAGAAATAATCAACTAAATTTAAGAGTCCTTTTTCAAAGTATCTATTGCCACCAAGGAGTATTTTGACATGTGGTATTTCTTGCTTAACCTGCAACAAAACGTTCTCAATTGAATAAGTTACATGATTACTAAACGGCGTACTTAATGCAATAATTGGGTCTTTAGAGTCCTTAAGATAAGTTATTATAGAATCTAGTAATAGGTCTTTGGGCCAATGACTGAACCAATCAATTATGGTGTTCTCTATTCCTCTGCTATCGAGTCTTCTAGCAACATCTGTGGCTCCTATATTTCTGTATGTATTACTGGTATACAGGTCAGTTCCCACTGTGTTTTCACTGAGAATTAAAACTTTCATATAGTGTATTTACGTTAAAGAATAAAAAGCCAGCATAGAGCTGGCTTCTTATGTTTGCAAACAAAAGAATTACTTCTTTTGATCTTTGATGCCTTTTTTAAGATCGGCAATCATTGTATCTTTGTTTTTTCTCTTGTCTAGCTCAACACCAAAATCACGACCTAATTCCTCAAGTTGTGCTTTAGTTTGTGCTTTGAGTTTAGCAAGTGTAGGAAGTTTTTTAACTTCTGCTTTAACGCCTGCCTTGGCATTTTCTACTGCTTCTTTAACATCAGCAACATCAACCTTTCCGTCATTGTTGACGTCAAGACCTTTGTCTTTGTTAAAGTAGTAAACAACACCACCCAATACTAAGAGACCAATAATGAATACAATTTCCATAATCAACTCCTAAGATATATATCTAATTGTTCTAAGTCCTCATAACGTGAACTATCGAACGGGTGTACAAGATTGAAAGGATTTGCTCGTTTGTAAGTAGTACTCCTCACTCTGTCAGCGACAGCCTGAACAATCGCTTTATCTTGCTCGTTAAGTGATTCCATATCGACTCCACCCCTCATAAGAGAGAATAGAGCGATATCGAACTCCAAGTAACTAAAACCAAATTGGTCCTCGTCACCGTCGGCAATGCCTAAACCGTCTGTAGGTTTTGCCTCCACAATGCTTTGTGGTACTCCGAGATATTCTGCTAACGCAGGTATCTCCCAGCTCTTGGTCATTGCTTGGATAGGTGAGACGTCACCAACATCACCATGCAATGTCCAAAACCCTGCCGCAAGTTCTGAGAAGTTATCTGTACTTGCCACACAACCTCCTAGTTTACTTGCTAGATTATAAAGTGTAATCATTCTAAGTCTGGCTCGAATGTTACCCTTTCTAATATTTTGTTCTTTCATGTTAACACCAACAAGTTCTTTGTGGAAGTCAACATCTGTGTTTTGATAAAATTCTACTAAGTTGTCAAAGGCATCAGTAAGGTCAATCTTTAGCATTCTAATACCTAATGCATTACATGCTTCTATGCCTCTGTTAGTTTCTTCTGGATTTTGATGTATAGGCATTACTACACCTGTAACATTCCATCCAGCATTCTTGAATAGTGCGGCAGTAACAGCACTGTCTATGCCGCCACTCATGCCAAGTACAATATTATCTATACCATGTTGGATTTTGTACTTTGCTAATTCGCTGACAACAGATCTACTTAAATCTGCTATATTATTGTGATAGACTCCATAAGAAATAAGATCTGTGAGTCTCTCTTGAAACCAAGGTGACAGAGAAGGATCTCTGTTGTACCTTTGAATATTTTCTTGTATGCTCATAATTTAATTTTATTTATTAAAACACCTATTATTCACCAACAGTAAATGGTTCGTAAGTGGTGTTGAATTGTTTGCCATTGTTAACTTGCACAAAAGTAGTGCGTTTGCTGAGTTCTTTCAAACTCTTTGCACCAACATAAGTACAAGTACTGCGGAGACCGCCAAGAATGTCTCCAATAACGGATTCGACAGGACCTTTGTAAGGTACACGAACCACCCGGCCTTCACTTGCTCTATACTCTTTTGTTCCACCATGTTTCTCCTGTGCCGCGGTACTGCTCATACCATAAAATTGTACAAATTGTTTCTCAACTTTTTTACCTACTCCTGCACTTGTGCTAGGTGCTTGTTCATCAGTAATAAAAGTTTTTGTAATTACTTCGCCACCGCCTTCGTCTGTGCCTGACAACATACCGCCCAGCATCACAAAGTCTGCTCCAGCACCAAATGCTTTTGCTACGTCACCTGGTGAACTGCATCCGCCATCGGCGATGATGTGTCCGCCAAGACCATGAGCGGCATCTGCACATTCAATGACTGCTGATAATTGTGGATAGCCCACACCAGTTTTAATCCGAGTAGTGCAAACACTACCAGGGCCAATGCCCACTTTAACGATATCCGCTCCATTTAATATTAACTCCTCTGTGATATCCGGAGTAACAACATTGCCTGCAATGATAGTTACATTAGGATGATTGTCTCTAAAACGTTTAACAAAATCTATAAATCTTTCTGAATAGCCATTAGCAACATCAATACACACATAGTCAATAGATCTGCTGAGTGATAATGTTTTATCAATGCGTTCGAGATCAATGTCTGTGATGCCTGTGCTGACTGCAACTGTTTGACGCAAATCATCTTTGTTAGTATGATTATTTAACCAATCCCAAATTTCTGCAGGTTGATAACTTTTTGCTAAACAGGTAAACATTCCTTTTTTAGCCAATGGTAATGCCATATCAAATGTACCAACACCATCCATGTTAGCGGCCATGATAGGAATACCTCTGTACGTTTTGCCGCTATTCCTAAAATTATATTCTCTGTTTAAGTCAACGTCCTTGCGACTGCCTATTTCACTTCTTTTAGGTCTAAACAGTACATCAGCATAATCTAATTTTACGTCACGTTCAATTCTCATTGTTTATTGCCCTCATAGTCATAAACACTATCAATCCATTCTGCGGAATTATAGTAATTCCATTTTTCTTTGGTGCTAACCCATTTGCCCTGATGATATAAATCAATGATAGGACTACCGCCATGATCAACATCAACATCTTTCATTTGATTGAAAAGGTCTAGTATTGTTTGTGCTAACAGATTATTGTTATCAATATTCATATGACACAAACGCAAGTCTCTGCCATGGAACTCCCATTTTGTATCAGCATCGTTATGCGGTGGTAGCCAACAGTCATGGAAGTCACCATTATTCATGTACCGACTTGGTGTTCCAGTTTCACCAAAACATATATTTTGCAATCCTGATATCACTGGTCCTGCTCTGTTTTCTACGTCCACTACTGGAACATCAGGCATGAAAGGTATACTAGGGCCAGAGTTTCTAAATGGCATAACATTAATTAAATTGAAGTTGTGTTGTTTTGACAAGTTTTGTACAGTATCAAAAACCATTTGTCCAAACATGTCATTTAACATTACATCGTGGCTGTACTTGAAAAATAGATTTATATAATTTTGAATATTGTCTTCACCCTGTAATTCGTCTTCTATATGTGCAAATTGCGGTGACAGGAAAGACCTAGTTTCATTTGGTTCTAGCAGGGAAATAATACGTTGTGGATTTGTGTGTACAAAAACTACATTTTTAATTTCGTCAGTTTCGTTGATGTCAGCAATTAGGTTATTAAGTGACCACCATAGGTTGGTGCCACCTCGACCTTTTATTTCAACAGGCCCTTTGTACGAATGTCCTCTGAGAGTGTCTTCATAATCTTCTTCAGACAGATCAGCACCTGCCATTCCTAAAAAGTATTCTGCTAATAAACTAGGCCACGGCTGAGCATCTAAATGGTCTGGGTCACACATTTCTGTGTTAGTAGGATCAGCAAAACTATCACCGTATATAGATAGTTCAAGTGTGCCTTTGTGAGCGTTATCTTTTACAGACGCTTCTGTAACAACTGTATCGAATACACGTCTGGATTCATTTAACATTAACTAGTTCCTGCTAATTTTCGTTCTATTATTTTTTCAACTGTTTCGTATTCAACACGATTAAATGCACCTTCAGGAAATTGAGGAGGTGTCCATTCTACAATCCTTTCTCTCCTGTACACGTATTTAAGCCACACTCGTTGTTCACTAAGTGTTTTAATGGGCCGCCACGCAAATACTTTTTGCCACTTGGTGTACTTGGCATCTGTTGGGCCTGGTTTCAAATGTGGGTACCTAGTGTAAGCCGGATGGCCGTACATACTCATTCGTCAAAGTAGCCATCTTCCTCTAACTGTTCAACAGTGTAATGATCAAGTGGGTCATGCCACTTTCTATTGACGTAACCAACATGAGCATAGTATGCCTTGCCAGTTGTGTCGTTGTAATCATAGTTTGCTTCAAGTTCTTCTTTGCCGTAGTAAACTGCTTCAACAAGATCTGCAAGGTCACTTTCACAACTGCCAAATCTCAATTTCTCTGCATCAAACTGTTCATCGGTATCCAAGAACCAACATGCAAATGTACCTTTCTCTGAACTGTGAAATGCTAACACAGGCACAGTTTGATCTTCGTACTCTTCGTCAACCTCATCTGAACTGTAACATTCTCTGCTGTACATGTGAGTAGGTTCAACTTCGATTGAATCTTCGTATGCCCAATCATCTGAACCGTCTGTTGGTACAGGTGTAACTGTCCAACTGCCATCTGAATAACAACCATTTTGATGTTCTAGATCATCAATGTCATGCCAGTAATTGTCTACCATTGGTGGTCCATCAGGATTCTCTAATGCATCTTCAGGTTCATCATCATCCATATCATCAAATGATATTACTTGATCAATGAGGTCTTCTTGCTCCTCATGTTTCCAATACTCAACAAATTCTGCTGGTACTTCGCCGACAGTGAGTTCACCACCGTAGTTGCCTGCTTCAATTCTATATCTAAATTTAGCCATTTAATTCCACTCCTTAGTATCACCAATTGCTCCTACTGGTGATGTTTTGTATGAATTCAAAAGGGTTACCCTATCAATAAAATACATATATGCTGTTACTTTAGCAGATGATATATTAACTGATATTTTTTTCCTATTATAGAAATCTGGATACCCTTCAATTGCATCTAAGTATTCAAATGTTTCATCATCGACAGCATATACTTCTCCTTTGATTTTATACTTGCCTTCTGTGACAGCAGGAAAACTTCCCAAGTCAAAGATGTCATGTATGTTATCCGAGGTAATGCCTTCACCCACAAACTCAGCACCTTCGAAATATTGCATTCCTCTGGTTGTGTTACCGGTTTTGAGAGTTCCGTAGACGAAAACTAGTCTAGGTTTTTTCACTTATCTGTTCCTCTAATGCTTGGATTCGTTGATTCATCAACGTCAGCAATTTACTTGCATCAGCATCCATAGGAACCGCTTGACTACTTATTGCCATTCCCTCTAACTCATCGATACGATCGTTGAGGTCGGCTATAAGTATATCTTTGTTTTTGATAGTTTCTATCAATTCAGACTTTGTCATTTGCGTAGTGCTTTTCTTCATACTGATACTTATATTAATAAAACAACATTGTAGCATTTTTCTGGTGTTTGTCAACCTTTTTGAAAGTCATTCTATAATCAGTTAATAAACACTGTGTTAATGATAAATATTCTGTAACACGATTGTAACATTTAAGTTGCCCGATTGTAACAGTACTCATTAGAGTTGACGTTACTGGTGCTTTGTGGTACATTGTGTCATACATAGGAGAATGAAATGGCGAAATCCATAGGAATAGTAGCCAGTGCAACTCATCGTTTAGCATTGGACTACTTTAGAAAATTTGATACCATGATGAAGCAAGGGCGTCTTGAGGTCGTTGCTCAAAATATGTGGCCTGAATAAATTAAGTGTAATAGGCGTTACTGGTATCTGTATGATCAGTAATATCTTTAACGCCTTTGACTTCGGGCACTGCCTTCATAATAGTGTCTTCCACAACATGTTTAAGTGTTGCATCAACTGCACTACATCCTTGACACCCACCACCGAAACTGATGATAGCAACATCCTCATCTGTGATTTCAACAAGTGAAACTTCGCCACCATGCATCTTGACCATTTCATTTACTTCGTTATATAGAACATAATTTACTTTGTCACTGAGTGTGGCATCAGGTCCCAACTTAGGTAACTTACTGTTAGGTGCTTTGATAGTCAGTGTTCCACCAGCAAAGTCAGCATCATAATTAATTAATGCATCATCAAGATATTTCACACTCTCACCAACAGCATAAACATCAAGTGGACCAAATGACTCTTTCACATCTGTTTCTTCGATACTTGATTCTTTGGCATAAGTTAATAATGTTTCTGCACGTGGTGTTCCAGGCTTGTCTACAAACAACCTCACACCAATTGCTTCACTATTTTTACTGAGTAAGTTGCTGAGATATTCTCTTGCTGTTTCTGTTACTGTTATATTCATACCTTTATTACCTCAATGCCACTGTCGATTAAAAATTGTTTACCAGTGCCTTTGGCGGCTTGGTATTCTTCTCGGTAGTACACAGTGACTATACCACTTTGATGAATTAGTTTAGCACATTCCATACAAGGTAAGTGTGTGCAAAATAGTTCTGAGCCTCTACTGCTCTCTGAACTTTGTGCTACTTTGGCAATAGCATTAGTTTCTGCGTGAAGAACTTCTGGTTTTGTTTTTCCATCTTCTTCACATTCATTATCCCAACCTGATGGCATACCATTGTAACCAATAGAAATAATTCTATTGTCTTTTACAATAAGTGCTCCAACCTTTGCTCTGGTTGCTGTACTTAATTGTGCAAATCTTTCTGCACAGTCCATGAATGCTGAAACAAATTTAATTTTCATCTGTGTCCTCAATTTTTATGTCTGTGCCTGGGTATTTATTTTCTTTTAACCATTCTAGACACTTACCACAATTAGAGCCAATCTTCTTTTTTAACTCTGGGTTTTCTTTTAGCATGGTTGTGGTAATTGCATTGCACACACAAATATACATACTACCCTTTGTAACGTTCAGCCAAATACTGTTCGTGTTGTTTCCATTCGCCTTTGTCTATAAATCCCCATTCCCTTAATTGGGGGCCTGGAATAAAAAGAGTCCAGCAATCAACGCCAGGTTCCAACTCAATACGGTGTAGGCTACGACTGCCAGCAATGCGTCCTTGACCTGGGGACCTCCATTTTCGCTCGCCAGTCTCAAGGTGCTCCCAATAGCCACCTTTAAGGATAATAGTGAAATAAGGCCAAGGGTGATCATGTAAATCATCCGGGTCTCCTTTGTGAAAGTTATGAAGGAATATATTAAAAGGGAACCACTTGCGTTCCTTCAGAAACAAGTAGTATCTTGTTAAGTATGGTTCGTTACTGAGACGATCCATTATAACTCTTTTACGTCCTAATTTTTCCAGAAGTGTGAGTACTATATTCATACTATAAGTATACGCTCTTTTACTGTGATGTCAAGTATTTGATGTTTGAAACGAATCTTTTTACACCATCAAACAATGCTAGGAACAGCATTGTACTGAGTAATAATCTCATGTCAAATATCATTGCTTCTGCACTAAACGGCGGATATCCATGCCCTGTGACGTACACAGCACCGTTTACAGCAATGTGCCAAATCAGTACACTCAATGCACCAGACATATAAATATTCTTGTTAAAACTGCTTATAATAGGTGCTAGACCCATGCATAGGTACACTATGGGCATTACAGTGTAGAAACCCAAAACAATGTCTGTTAAGAATAGAATTGATATTGGAAAAAGTACTTGCGTCAACCTGTTTGACATCATTTGAGGAATAAAAATGGCTGACGCAAGTAAGGGTGTAAAGTTTGCTGGTAATTCAGCAAATCTACTCACCAAAATTGCACCAAATAAAAGTGCAAAACTATTTAGGTAATTGTACAACATCGCTCCTTGAAAATTTTTCTGCTTCAGCAACACGCCTTCTCAAACTTGTACTACTGAAACTGTGGTCTCTGCCGTTGTAAATAATCTTACTACCACGTTGTTTGGCAATGTCTTTACCTGTAAAATCTTTACCTTTGTATTCGTCTCCTAGTATTCTAACATCAATTGGTAATGTTAGTAACAAGTCAACAAGATCTTGTTCTGTTGAATAGATAACAATCTCATCAACATATTTAACAGCACTGAGCTGAACTTGTCTTTCTACAATAGACTGTACAGGTCTGTTTTTACCTTCTCTGTCTAGTGTAGGGTCTGTTTGTAAACCAACAATTAAGTAATCACAATGTCTTTTTGCTTCTTCCAACATTGTGATATGACCTGCATGTAGCAAGTCAAATGTGCTACATGTAAATCCTACTGTGCCTACGCCTTTATAATCTAGTTTCATTCTCAATGCCTAATGTGATATTTGGATTGGTATTTTCATTTACAAATTCAAAAATATGTTGAACGTGTTTGATATCATCTTCATTTACAACTCTGGTTACTTCGTTAGCAAAGTGTAACTCTACACCATTGTCAACTGCCATTTTGAGTAACTCATAACGTCTAAATGGATTATCTGGTAAACAATAGATACTGCATAACACAATACCTTCAACACCATATCCAGTTATCATTTTTTCTAAGCCTGGGAACCAATTGAGATATTCATTCTCAAATTGATAGTCATTTATTTCAATACCAAACTTATTTGTATACTGTCCTATTATAGCACGTTGCATTGGTAAGGGCAAGTGTTCGCTCCACTTACTGTTCCAACCTGCATAAGTAATCCACTTTTTAGTTGTATCTATTTCACGTTTGTCATCACGTTCACCAACAAATCTAAAATACCCACCTGGTAGTTTTCTATGATAATGTTGTCCTTTAGGTAATACTCTACCATCCATGCTCCAACGTGTGATATCTGTGTCGTTATTAAAGTTACCATGAATGTGATGTTGCTGGAACAAGTGTGCTTGACCAGGTTCTAGTGTTACAGGATAAACATGCTTACGGCATTCATCTTGTATTTTATCATAGTCCCATTGTTCTTTGTATGCATTTGCTGTTAGTTCATCTGACGTTTCCCAATCCATAATCTGCATACTGTTATTTCCATAACATTTTGTAAAGGGTGTCCATATTGTTCGTAAGCCTAAACCGTTGCCTACCCATATGCCTTGATGGAATGCAAGTAGTCTACCTACTTTTGCTTGATTGGGTATTACAATTCTTACAGTAAAGAATCT